GATCATGATAAGTCTGGCACCAATTCACTTGGTTCTACATTTATATATAAGAGGTTTCAAAACTTTGAGGAATACTATGATATAATCGTTGCAGAATATACTGGTAGACCCTCTACAGCAGAAGAATATTATGAAAACGTACGTAAATTGTTGGTATATTATAATGCACGATTGCTATACGAAAATGAAAGAAAGGGCTTATTCCCTTATTTTACTAGTAAACACTGCGATTATCTTTTAGCAGATCAACCAGATATTATTAGTGATGTCGTAGGTAATAGTTCTGTGCAGAGACGTAAAGGAGTCCATATGGTACAGTCAATTAAAGACTGGGGAGAAGGACTTATAAAGGAGTGGTTAAATGAGGAATACGCTCCTGGTAGGAAGAACCTAACTAAAATATTTTCAGAACCATTACTAGAAGAGTTGATTCAGTATAATGATAAGAAGAATGCAGATAGGGTGATGGCGTTGATGATGGTTATGATATATAAAGAGCAGCTACATAATTTACATGTAAAGAAAAAAGAAAAAATTGAAAAAAATAACCGTTTATTTGACATTCCGTTATTTAGTAAGCAATGGTTTGAAGGCAGTTCGCCTAAAGAATTAAACGATACACCAACCTACACATTTTAATAAATATGAATAAAGTTATATCATCATTCCCAATACAAAAATTACCGGAATCAAAAAAGACGGAGGAGTGGCACAAACAGTGCATTGATTACGTCATCGGCGCTGGTGATTTATCACGTAATGGCAGCGATAGGGCTACTCTAGAAGAGATGCAGTCCTATTATGACCTGTACAACGGGATATACAATTTAAAGGATTTAAAATATGTTACAGACCCATTCTTGCAAGAAGATGGATTCCCTGCAACAGCAAAAGAATTTAATATTATTAGAGGTAAGATCGACTTACTATTAGGTGAAGAGACAAAGCGGCCATTTAACTACAATGTAGTGAGAACTAGTGATATTGCTACTAGTGAGATGCAGAATACTGCCAAGAATATGCTATTAGAGTATGTTAAAGCAAGTATTATGTCAAAGATGGGTGAAGAGGAAATGGCTAGATTTCAAGAAGCATTAGCTAGTGGAGAAGTTGCTGAGCCTGAAGAGATTGCAAAATACCTTAGTAGGAGCTATAAAGATATTGCTGAAATACAAGCGCAACATACTTTAAAATATTTAAGTAGACAATTAAACTTAGATAATGAGTTTTTAAAGATATGGAAAGATGAATTGCTTTCTGCAGAAGGTATTGCATATATCGGTATAGTTAATGGGCAACCAGTAGTAGAACGAGTTAATCCTAAGTATTTTAATTATGAATACTCTGAAGATATTGAGTTCATACATGATGCCTCATCCTGTAGTAATGAATCATATATGTCTATTACAGAGTTATACGATAGGTTTTATGACAAGCTAACTGAACCACAATTAAACGAACTATTAGATATAATAGATGGTAGGACTACTTCTGGATATGGTCAAGATAAGAGTATAGGTGATTATAATCATATTAGTACTCATATTAATAATACACCTTATACTAGTGGTGATACTATTAAAGTTGTGCACGCGTGTTGGAAATCTTTTAAAAAGATTGGTTTCGTTACAATAATGAATGATGCTGGTGTTCCAGAGGAATTTAAGGTTGATGAAACGTATAAAGTTACAGGTGATGAATTAAATGTAGAATGGGATTGGATTGTAGAAGTTAGAGAAGGTTACCGCGCTGGAGACGATATGTACTTTGGTATGGGCCCATTAGAATATCAATTCATATCTTCTGATAATTTAAATTCACAAAGATTACCATACACTGGCGTTATCCACAGTAATACTAATAGCAAACCTAAGTCTTTAGCCTCAGTAATGAAGCCGTTACAATTAATGTATATCATTGTATGGTATCGTTTGGAATTAGCAATGGCCCGCGATAAAGGTAAGGTACTTACTATAGATATTACTCAAATACCAAAGTCAATGAATATTGACGTTGCTAAATGGGCTCACTATTTATCAGCATTAGGTGTTAACTTTATTAACCCATATGATGATGGTTGGGATATACCTGGTCGTGATGGTGGTAAACCAGCACAATTTAATCAGATATCTGCAGTAGACCTAAGTATGGCAACAATAATTGACCAGTACATCAACCTTATGATTAAGATTGAAAGCATGGTCAGTGAGATATCAGGTATTAGTCCACAACGACAAGGTGCAATTTCATCAAATGAATTAGTTGGTAATGTTGAGAGATCTGTAATTCAGTCTGCTAATATAACTGAGCCATTGTTTTGGAAGCATAACCTATTAAAAAGAGAGGTGCTTAAAATGCTATTAAATACAGCTAAGGCTGCATGGAAAGATGGTAATAAGACTTGCCTCAACTATGTATTAGATGATGCTACTAGAACATTTTTGCAATTAAGTGATGATTTCTTTTATGAAGACTTTGATATATTTATTGCAGATGGTACTAAGGATCAGCGCGTATTAGAACAATTACGCAACCTTATGCAACCAGCTATGCAGAATGGTGCTAGTATACTTGATGTTGCAGAGATCCTTACTCTAGACAATGTCAATATGATTAAGAATAAACTTGAGGAAATAGAGAATAGACGAGTTGAGCAACAACAGGCTATGCTTCAACAAGAACAGCAGAATCAAGAGCAACTGCAGCAAATGCAAATCGATGCTAAGGAATCAGAACTTATGCTTAAAGAAGCTGAACTTGACCTTGAGAAATATAAAATTGATCAAGACAACCTTACTAAAATTGCAGTTGCTGAACTACAAGCATACCGCGGTAGTGAGAATATGGATCAAGATATGAACGGTGTGCCAGATCCTATAGAGATTGGTAAGAATGCAATTGCTCAATTAAAGGTTGACTCAGATGCAATGCTTAAACAGCAAGAGTTATTTGGTAAACAACGCGAGGAAGAATCCAAACGTCAGTTAGAAGAACGTAAACTGAATGTTCAAAAAGAAGCTGAAAAGATTAGAGCTAATATTGAACAGGAGAAATTAAAGTTAGAGGAACGTAAACTAAAGGCAGCTAAAGAATTGCAAGCTATGTCAGATAAAGCCGCTATGGAAAGGGAGAAGTTGAAAGCTCGCACAGCATTACGTAATAAAACAAATGCAGAGGCATCTAAAAACAAAAAATAATATGTCAGGTTAAAAGTAATATGGAAAATAATAAACAAGAAGAAGTACCTACAGTTTTTGAACTGTTAGTACAAAGTTTAAGAGGAGGTTCTGGTATGAAAAATAAATGTGGTGGTAAAAAAGGTGGTGGCAAACCAGGTAAAGGTGGTAAGTAATTACTATATTTGATAAATAAATATGGGTCCGTTTTGGACCCATATATAACACACAAACAATAAAGAATCTAATTAATATTTAATTATGGATAAAAACAATAACACATTAGGTGGGTTTGAAACAATTCTGGATGGCATCATTCCTAGTGATCCAACCAAAGAACCAACAAAGATTGGGTTTAGTGATGGCGCTGACGAACTAAGTGATGAAGAAATTGAAGCACTTAAAGGTAAACGTGCACCGTCAGTTAATGAGGTAAAAGGCATTAAGAATAGTAAAAAGACTGTTGAAGTAGAGGAAGATGATGACGATGAAGAAGAAGAGGAGGATATTAAACCAGAGCCTACTAAAAAGACAAAAGTAAAAGAGGTAGAAGAAGAGGTAGAGGAAGAAGATGATGATGACGATGATTCAGATGACTCAGATGAAGATGTACAAAGTGAAGCTATAGAAAGTCTATTTGATGCTATATCTGAAGAGCTTGGCTGGGAGTTTGATGAGAATGATCCTGAAGAGGTTAAACCTAAAACTGTAACAGACCTAGTTAAGTACTTTAGGGATGTGATTACTGAAAGCTCTGTTCCACAATATTCTAGTGAAGACGTACAGAAATTAGATGAGTTCGTACGCAATGGTGGTAAGTTAGAGAATTACTTTCAGGCAGGCAATGGTATAGATTATGATAATATCGACATTACTGATGAAAGTATTCAAAAGAAAGTAATAACAACCTTATACAAAGAAAAAGGTTGGGAAGATGCCAGAATAGCTAAAAAGCTAGAGCGTTATGAAGACGCTGGTGTTTTAGAAGATGAGGCAGAAGAAGCTGTAGAATTATTGAAAAAAATAGAGACTGAAAAGAAAGAAGCGCTATTAGAAAGTCAAAAAAAGACAGCTGAGGAAGCAAAACAAAAGCAACAAAAGTTTTATGACGACGTTGTGAATGAAATAAAGGGCTTGTCCGATATCCGCGGTATTAAAATATCAAAGGATGATCGAGCAAGACTTGCAGAATATATTTTCAGGTATGATTCAAATGGGACAACTCAATATCAAAAAGATTATGCAAAAAGCGTAAAAAACCTTTTAGAATCTGCTTACTTTACTATGAAAGGCGATGCCTTAATTAGTGCTGCAAAAAGTGAAGGTAACTCTACTGCAATGCAAAGATTAAAAAACAGTCTTAAAACTACTGGATCTAGGAAAAGTTCAAAACGAGTAACTTCTAGTCCTGATGGGTCTATTTGGAGTAATCTGGCACAACAACTAAAAAAAGAATAATATTTAAATAATTACTAGTATTTATGGATAACGGAATTTTAAACAATTTACAGTTATATAAAGGTAAATGGTTTTCTGATCTTGTAGATGAAAACATGTTATCAAATGCAATGTTAACAAAACCGCACGAAATTTCAACTATCGTGTCGTATGTATTTGGTACAAAAGATGACGGTTATAGCTCATCTATTGATATGCTTACAGGCGGTCTTGGTAATGTAATGACTATCGATCAACGTCAGTATGAATGGTCGGTTATCATTGATGCAGACAGAGCGGTTACAATTCGTTCTGCAAAATGGCAAGGAACTGAAATCACTGCAGCTAATGCTGATTCAATTATGGCAGGTATCGGTAACACTCCGATCTTGATCTCTGTTGAAGATAAGTGGTTTGGCCCAGGTGCTATTTTGGAACTTGATGACAAAGAATTTCAACTACGTGTATCAGGTGCACCTTATCAGGATGGTAACGAGTGGGTTTACACTTGTTTCTTGGCTGATGGTCAACCTACTTCATATATCCCAAGCGACCTGCTATTAGCTGGAAAGCAACTGTCTCGTTTGAACTCAGCTTACGAAGAAAATTCAGAAGAAGCTGATATCTTGAACTACAACACTCCGTTCAAGATGAGAAATCACCTTACTACTATGCGTCTTTCTTATGATATCACTGGTACTGCATATTCTACAGTATTGGCTATCGCTTTAAAAGATGCTAAGACAGGTAAGACTTCTTATTTGTGGTCTGACTTCCAGGAATGGAAAGCCATGCGTGAATGGGTTAAGAGATGTGAAAGAGGTTTGGTATATAACAAATCTAGTGTAAAGGGCGATGGTACTACAGACTTGATGGGTACTAATGGCCGTCCAGTTTATATTGGTGCAGGTCTATTGCAACAGATCGCTCCTTCTAACAGACGTTTCTACACTGAATTGACTACTGAACTTTTGGAAGATTTCTTATTTGACCTATCTTATAACATCCTTGGTTCTAACGAACGTAAGTTTGTTGCTTTGACTGGTGAAATGGGTATGCGTGAGTTTGATAAAGTATTGAAAGCTAAGGCTAATACTATGAACTTGCAAGATACAGTATTTGTAACTGGTTCAGGTCAGAACTTGGTATTAGGTGGTCAATTTGTTACTTACAAGATGACTAATGGTATCGAGCTGTCATTGAAGCACTTCCCATTATACGACGATACTACTCACAACCGTACGCTTCACCCAATCAGTGGTAAGCCTGCAGAATCTTATAGATTTACCTTCCTTGACATCTCTCGTAGAGATGGTGAAGCTAACATCGTTAAGGTTGTTCGCAAAGGTCGTGAATTCGTTCAGTGGTATACTGGTGGTTCTGTAGCTCCTGGCGCAGGTTATAGCAAATCAATTTCTACATTGAGAGCTAATGCAAAGGACGGTTACTCTGTTCACTTCTTAGGTGAAATGGGTATCATGGTACGTGACCCACGTGCTTGTGGTGAACTTATCCTTGACGTAGCTGCATAATTTAACAATATTAACAGTGGGGGGCTTTGCCCCCTGCATTGTTAATAAAACAATTTAAAGGTAAAATCTATCATAAACGATATGGAAGTAATACTTAGATTTAAATCGAAAGATCCTTGGGCTGGCATCACCAAGTATAAAAACTGCTACGATTATATTGCACCATACTGGACAAGATCTGGTAACAAGTACACAGGTTTAACAGAAGAGGATGCAAAAAGATTAGAGCGTGAAATAGGATATCCTGAGGGACATCTATCACCATTTAGTGATTTCTGGAATACATTTGCTATCAAATTGACCACAAAAGAAACAATTTTACATACAGAGAGACCATATGATGAGTTGCAATATTTATTCCTGAAGGGACATAAAAGAGTTGCCAATGGTCTTAATAATGTCAAACCAAACAACGATTATATCTTAATCAATAAAGACTCTGAAGCAGAGGAATCAAATAGACTTAATAAGATTAAACGTCAAGCTATTATTGAATTCAATAAACTATCTGTAGAAGATATGAGAAAGGCTTTACGCTTATATGGTTATAAGTCTGATGCAATGAGTAATGAATTGGTTGAAAGTAAATTATTTGAACTAGTAGAAAAAGATCCTAATAAGTTCTTTTTAATCTGGGTTAATAATAAAACTAAGAATACACAATTTATAATTGAAGCTGCAATTGCTAAAAATGTTATGCGTAAATCTCGTAATGTATATTACTATGGTACAGACATAATTGGTAGTAGCTTAGAAGATGCAATTGGATATTTGGATGACAAGAAGAATCAAGATATAAGATTAGTCATTATACAAGAAACTGAAGCGAAATAATGAAAAATAAAGATATTCTCACAGGCTTTGATATTGAGTTAGATAAACATGCGGTAAACATTGGTATAACTGGTTGCCCTGCATTTTTAGCTAGCGAGAAAGAGTATTGGCTAAATAAAGCGTATAATCAATTAATTATGCGTAAATTTACTGGTAACAATGCATTACAAACTGGGTTTGAGGGTAATATCAAAAGAGTCTTCGATCTAGAAAAACTTATAAAAACAGATTATTCGCTAGGCGATGGTGACGATTTACTGCCAGACGCTAATAAAACTTTATTGTTTAATAGTAATAGCAATACTCTTACGATCAATGATTTTTCAAAAAATAAAGAAAGATTACTATTCATATCTGCTGTACTAAAGTTTGGGAATCAATCCTCAACAGTTAGTATAATAAGTCATAAAGATGCAGATAGATTTTTAAAGACTTATAATAATAATCCATGGATACCTACTCCGGTAGCTGTAGTAAGAGATAACAAAGTTGTTATATTCATTGATACAGAATCTATGACTGCACCTTATAGGGTTGACTTAACTTATGTTAAATATCCATCAGTAATAAGTAGTGCTACCCCTGAAACAGATATAACTGAAATACCAGAATATATGTGGAATGAAGTAATATCACTAGCAGTATTATTAGCTTTAGATAATATAGAATCTCAAAGAATTAATACAAATTCCGAATTAAATAAACTTGCAGAATAATGACACATAGGCAATTACAAATAGAATTTGAAAGATGGATTAATGCGATAGATGCTACGACAACCTTATCTAACAAATTAAATTCTGATACTATTTTTGCTTATCTAAATATAGGCAAGGATAAATTTTGGAAAACAAGATACTCTGGACTAAATATCAAAGGTGAAGGGTTTGAACAATCTCAAAAACGTATCGATGATCTTCGTACACTTGTGAAAGTAAAAGAATACGATACAATTACAGATAACAGCATCGAGTTACCAGAAGACTATACGCTTACTCTAGGAGAGACAGCTAGTATATCTAGTAGTACGTCTCCTTGTTGGCCTAAATCTGGGAACACTCCTATTGTCAAAACAACAGACGTTATCGAAGCTACTATAGAAAATATAGATGCTATTTTAGCTAATTCTTTATCTGAACATAGGCTTCATTTAAATAGAGCTAAACCAATAAGACTTTATCAAGGGAACACTATCAAATTTTATACAGATGGCAACTATTCAGTAGTTGGCTACAAGTTAACCTACCTAAGGGCTCCTGGTAATATAGGGGATACTGCAGTACTTAGTACTGAATATACAGACTTACCTGAACACACTCATTCAGAGATAGTTAGGTTTGCTGTACAGTATTATATGTCAGTAAATGCTATACCCCAAGTAAAGGTATTCAGTGAAGAAGTGAATACAATGGAATAACTAAACGCAATCGTTTAATTAATTAAATAAATAATATATATGTTACAATATACAAATACGGTACTTATTGGTACCAACTGCCCAGCTTCTTATTCTAATGAGGCTGCTTTGGCAAAGGGTGACGTTGCTCTATTCGACGAAAACAAGAAGATTTTGACTAGTGCTAATGCTGCAGAAGCTGCTAAAGCTATCTACGTTGGTGTTGCTGCTGATACTTATCAGGTTACAGACAATACTGGTGCATTAGTAACTAAGCGTGAAATTAAATTTTCCGCACCTATTCAAAAGGGATCTAAGCCTACTATGGTTTATTCAGACTATGTAGCTCCTACTGAAGATGTTATTGAAATCGCTTTCTCTGGTTCTACTATCGAAGTTGGTCATCGTTTTGTTTTGAGACTTGTTTATGGTGATCTTTATGAAGCTCCAGGACAGTTTACTCATACTTATGAAGTAATTGCTACCACTACTAGCACTGCTGATTTAGCTGCTGCTTTTATGGCTAAGATTAACAAACACGTAAGCCGTAGAGTAGATGCTTCTATCTATGCAGGTGTTAAGGCTACTAAGGCAATTGGTGGTATTACTTTCGAAGCTGTTAACGCAGGTACTGCTGGTAATTCAATCACAGTTCAATTCTTAGTTGCAGGTACTGCTGCTATCTCCGTTACTGGTAATGCAATCGTTATTACTCCTGCTACTGGTCAGCTTACATTAGCTGCTATCCAAGCTCAGATTGCTGGTTCTGCCGCTGCTGCCGCTTTGATTAAAGCTACTGCTGGTACGGCTACAGGTGCTGCTGTTCCAGCTACTAACCTTGCAGGTGGTGTAGATGCTAGATTAAGCACTTTGAAGCTTACTGCTAAAGTAAAAGATGATAACGAAGGTAAAGAATCTATCAATCTTTATAGCCAAGTTAGCGTAGATGCATTTGTTTGGAAGACTATTCCTAATGGTCTGTTGAGCAATGTTATGTATCCAGTTGCTGGTTTGTCTATCACTAAGACTCAAGGAACTCCTGGTAAAGGTAATCCTAAGATTGTTAGAGATCGTGAACAAGCTGCTCTTGGTTACAAGGGTATTACTTTCAGAACTCATTGGCCGGTTATTAAACCAGAATTGAATGTAAACCTGAGTGCTACTTACGATACTATGGTTATTGAAAACTGGAACAACTATTTGAGTCCAGATAATCAGTACATGAAGAGCACACCTCTTGCAACAGAACTTTATGTTGTTGCTGACGAGTTGGTTAATGGTTCTACTGATTCTTTGTTCAAAGACATGGTTGAAGCTTTCATCGCTAAAGCATAATAGTATACTTTAAAAACTAAGGAAGGGGGAAGGGTTGTACCCAACCCCCTTTTTTATTAATTATAAATAATATGGCAGACATTACATATGTAACAAATATATTAACTGGGACAGGTACAGTTGAAGAACGCCTTGATGCTTTAGAGGCTCAAGTAAACCTTAATACTTTAGCAATAGAGTCTATAGTTAATACGCTTCAATCATTAATAACTGGCACACAGTTTACACAGTTATCTGATACTGTGGACGACGTTCAAACATTAGTCACTACTCTAGAATCTACAGTAAATGATATTGTTACGAATGGTGTCGCAGCGAGATTATCTGAATTAAAGGACGTAGAAATTAGCGACCTGTTAGCTAATGACGTTATAACTTATAATGGTACTAAGTTCGTAAATAGACCTATGGCAGAGATATCTGGCGTTGGTAATTGGAACACAATTCTTAATAAACCATCTACATTTCCATCTGATTGGAATACAATGGTTAACAAACCAGCATCAGCTACTGCTACATGGGATACTTTAGCAGGTAAGCCTACATACTTCCCTACTGCTTGGGATGGTGGTTATATAGCAAATAAACCATCAGTATTCCCACCTGCTGCTCATGAACATGATGCAGTATATGTAAAGAAGGTTGGTGATACAATGACAGGCCCTTTAGTAATTAATTACACAGCTGGTACAGCACTAACTTCAAACGGAACAACAGTACTAGTTGGTTCTGGTAATAACACATTTACCGTAAACGC